AAATGGGAGGGTAAGGGTTCCACCTTGACTGGTTGTGGGGTCCAAATATACATGTGGACGCTGACTGGCAGCTACAACATCTTGGATGAAGAAGGAACGATCCTGCGTAAAAGCATCCAAATTTTGTAGTGGAATATATGAAGCGATTGCTCGCCCATAATGAAATCCATTACCATTCAAAACAATCCTCACTTTCAATTTACAGCGCAAAAGGTTAAAATTTGTAATACGATTCAGTACCCTGGTGTTTTCAAAGAAATCTCGCCAGGGATTGAACTCCTCAAACAAGTTCGTATCTGTCGCCCAACTGAACGACTGAATTTTCACAGGACGGGAAAAGAAATTCCCGAGATCTGCGTCATTTGTGTCGGCAATGTTGAAAGTTGGATCTGGCATACTGTCCACTGTGTAGTCCCATTGAGGTGTCTGATCACTGAAGTGAACATTCTGATGTTGGGACTCTAAACTTTCCTCGTTAATTGATACATTAAATTTGTTGTTATTGTTCATGTTAGCAAGTCATCATTAACGCATGTGTGGAGGACTCAATCCACACTGCGTGTGTCAATCTTGCGTATGGCGAATACTCCCCTAAATAGGGGTACTTTACGGGGAAAGTGCCTCTCTCTGCAAGCCAATGCAACGTCCTATGATCGACTAGTTGGACGAGCATGGTCATCCAATACAGAGAGCCCCCTTTTGGTGTAATTAGACGTGGTGGGTTACGCCCAGAGGGATGCATTTAATGTCTGCCCAAGACATAGCCACTTAATCGTACTTCTCTTTCCACTTTTGCAATCTATCATCATAAGATTCATGAATGACAGTGCAACCGTGAATAATGTCAGCACGCTTAGCGACCTCTTTCATCTGCTCACGTCGTTCCTCATAGACATCCCGTCCATGGGAAAACCATTCGCGCAAACCGCCATCAATATTCTGCCTGGCTTCTTGTTCGCGTGTAATAGCTTTGGACTTGAGAGTAGCATGGAGACTCTTGAAGATAGAATCCTCATCAAGTGCACCCATGATCATCCCTGTGTCCTCACTATACACATTAGCACGTTTGAGCAGATCTGCCTCCTCATCCGTCATGTACGGTGTAGGTTCTGATTCCTTGTCTGGCATGGTAAATTTCATGTCACGTTCTTCCAGGAACTTCGCCACAGCAATGTGGTTAAATTCTGGGAAATCTTCGTGAACAGAACTTTTCGCATCATCACCATAAGTAATGAGCGAACATACATCACGAAACTCAGGAACGTTTTCACGGTCCTTAGTAATGTGATAGTATGCACACCTAAGCAAGAGAGCGTTATCAATAGAGTTGATGTACACTGTAAGGTTCTGTCCCGAAGGATTAGACCCGTAGTGTTGAATCAAATCTCCATTGTAGGCCATCAAAGGATAGCAAATGTCTGTAGCAATACCTTCCATGATAATTAAATCACGTTCGGAGTAACCGCATTCTTTCGCAATATCCATCATGATACGAAACGCTACGAACATCACCTGTGCTGGCATGCGCAGATCGTACTTACTGTAATCACCAGCAAGAATACGATCCTTTCCAAAGCGCGTAATGTGTTTTGCCAATTGGTCCCATTCAGGACCTTGGGCATTTACACCAACAGCACATTCAGATGAGAAAGGCAGCATGGACAATATTCGAGCCACTGGGAGATAGTACTTGCGCACCAACAATTGTAGTGCAACTGGTGCTCCCTGAAAAACTCTGACCTTGTCCTTGGTCAATTTAGTGGGCTCATCCTTCAAACATGCTTTAAAAATTGGATAAGCTCTCTCCCCTTTCAGGTAAAGAGCTTCCATTTCATAAGCATGGTCCCAAAAACGCTGATCCAATACAGCGGGACACTGATGGGTAGGATGATC